GGATTGCCGCTTTTGCAGTTGCATCATCTGCTTCTAATGCTTTCATATACACTACATCTTCTGCTTCAAGCAAAGGTGCGCGAACTTCCCTAATTTTATCTTTAAAAATGTTTTTCGCAGTAGCTAAATCTTCTGATATTACGTTACCAGAAAGTGTCCAAGCACCACGAAAATGACGGTCAGACGGCTTAGTAACACTAGCGGAATTAGCTTGATTGCCGTCCTTATCTACTATGTATGTTGTTACAGCCATCTAAATCTCCTTTATGCGGCTAGTTCTTCAGAGATACGCCAAGCGTTTCTCCACTCTCTTGTTGCAGGAAGTTGATTCTTCCTACAGATAACCATCTTTGGACGATTACCTTCATCCCAATTCTTCCAAACGTGTTCTGGTATGTCCTTCTGAATTAAATATTCTATTGCTTGTTCCTCTGTCATTGCCTCGATAGGTTCTGTCTGATGCAACAGATAACCACGAGTATGTTTCTTGAAGTCAGGTTGTGCTTCATCCTTCTTTAATTCCCAATATACCCAAACAGGCGGCAATATACCACCCTGTAAAGCACAAGCCATCCAATTTGGGTCAGGCACAAGTATCTTTGCACATTCTTCTATGTTGTCTTCATATACTACACGGTAGTCTGATTGTACTCCGTCTAGGTTTTCTTTAGCCCAGCATAGTCTGTCAAATAAATGTGTGCCTTTGAATTGTGGTGTATTCATTGGTTATCCTATTGCTGTTATTTGTAGTGAAGGTGGATGAAGTTGAGAAGAACCTACTCCATCAAAATAATAAGTTTCGTGAAGTTTAGCTTCAGTCGTACTAGAATATTCTCTACCTTGTATCTTTATAGTTTTTGGAGTTGTCCAACTTGTAAGTGCGCCAGTGTTAAAATCATTAGCACTAGCATTACATTGAAATGAAGCAACAATTGTAGTGTGATGTCCATAGACAGTGTTTTGACCCGTGGTAAACCTACGATAAATTATTTCATTATCATCAAGATAAACTCGTCCGTTTACCATAGCATTACCGTCACCCCTAGCTAACATAAAATTGTATGTATAAATTACATTTTTTGTACCTTCAGGCGGTGTATAAGTTATGCTACTACCTGTTATATCTGCATAACTCGTAGTCATATTTTGCGCACCAGTAACATTTTCTAATGTATATGAACCACTTAAAACTTCAAAAGTTTGTCCAGCACATACACCACCAAACATCTCAAGCACTCTACCAGTGCCTTTAGTATTATCTGCTAACAGGAGATTGTCTACTTTCAAAGTACTCATGCTAAGTCTCCGTGAACTGATGCAAACATATGTGATGAATTAATGTAAGCAACTCCAGATTCATTAAATGCGGCAATTTCAAAATTTTCAGAAGTTGGGTCTGTTTGGCTAGGACCACCACAATTATATACTGTTCTTGCGGTAGTAGAGTTTCTACCATTTACAGATATTGAATAATTTACATTAGCCATGTTATTACTAAATCCTATGCGATAATCGCCTGTACCATTATCAATTATCACCGCACAATTCAGTGAACCTCTATCATAATCTCCAACTGCCCCTGTAGAAGTACCATCAAAGTTAATCCAAGCCTTCGCCAACCCCTGTTGCAAAGATGTTTGCGTACTACCATTCTCACCTGTTACAGTAACAGCATTAGCAGAGGTCTTGCCTGAGATTTTATCTACTAAGATTTCACTCATGCTAAGTCTCCAAATATTGCAGTGCTTACATATGTTGCGTCAACATTTGCGCTGTAAGCAACATTAAACGCTCGCCACGCATACTGGCTTGATGTGTTAGCAAACGTAGAGTAAGGTAATGATATTTCATAAGCTGTTGTATTTGACGTTCCTCGCTCTGCTACAGATGAATAATCAGCGTTATTCATACTGTTTGTGAAGCCTAAAGTTGTTGCTCCAGACCCACCGTCTGTGATTGAGGTAATGTTAAAACTGTCTCTGTTAGACTGTGTGCCTGACATGTTAGTGTTTGCCCAAGCCTTTGCAGCATGTTGATTAGTCAGCGTAACTGCACCACCAGCAGAAGTTTGTATTGTTGTTACCTTTAGCGTACTCATATTATCACCAACGTACCGCCATCTTCTACTTGTAGCGTGATGTTAGAGTTAACTGTTATTGGGCCTGTAGCACTTGCATTCTCTGCGCCACCTATCGTGACATTAGCACCTACAGTCTTATCATTTACACGAAACATACCACCACCAATAAAGTCAGACTTATTAGCTGTCGGGGGTGTGACTGTAGCTATATTAAGACCAAGAAAGTTTACAAAGATATTGCCAGTACCTGTTGAAGGTGCAGTACTAAAGCTAAGTGTTGTACCACTTACGCTATACTTGTTTGTGTCTTGAATAACGCCATCTACAGAAACAACAATATCCTGGTCGTTTCCTACTGTTCTAGATAATGTAAAAGAGGTGGTAGAATTGTTTCCATTAAATCGCTCTACGGATGGAATATCTACAAAGTTTGCTGTTGGTTGACCACCGATATAAGGCATAACATCTCCTATGTACTTATAGCATCAACAACAGATATCCACGCATCCACACTACTTGCCGTATTACTTATAACCTTCAAAGCGTCCCCACTCACCAAGGTTATTCTTGCGCCACCATCTAACACCTGTAAAGTACTACCTGTTGGTATAGGTGCATTTTTTATAATGTAATAATCAGCACTACTAACTGTGATATACACACTTACCAGTATCTGCGAGGTATGCACGTTTGCAAGATTGATACCTATGATAGCATCATCTGAATTAGCTGTTCGCAAGGTACTAGCAGATGTTCCTATATTTCTTGCTATGCTTCTTTCAAAGTCCTGTGCCATTATAACACCATTGCCATTGCTGTTGCGAAAGCGGCTGTTGTACCACCGCTTGTAATACCAAGATTAGATGGCGTAATTTTCTTTAACACTCCGCCATCATCTACAAGAACAAAGTCTGCATCACCGCTTGATGTTGTAGTGCTGGGTGTATCTGAGTTTCCTGTTGTGAGAACAGTGCCAGAGGCATCGGGTAATGTAATGGTGTTATCTTGAGTGGGTTCAGTGGCGTTTAATAATGTTTCAAAGTTATCAACATTAGAACCTTCAAAGTTTACGCCATTGCCATTGTTAATAAATATACCTTCATTAAACTGTACTCTGTCATAGCCAATTTCAATGACGGTAAATTCTGTGCCTCCATCACTAACTTTAAGCTTCATTCTGCCTTCTTCGCTACCAGCAGTAGTACCACCTAAGACAGTTTCTATTTCAGCTAAAACTATTTCAGTTCCTGATGCGTTGTTACCAGTAAATTGAATATGACCAATGCTATCACCACCAGTTGGACTAGCACTGTTTCTAAAAAGTTTTAAAGTCGGGTCTTCTGATGAACTAGCATCTGTCGAGGTAAGGGTAAGGTCGCCTGTTATACTTGCGCCATCACTTGTTGTTTGTAATTTAGTTGAACCACTGTAATAAAGATAAACTGCGTTATCGGTTAAAGATATATTATTATTTCCACCAGCCCTAATATATAAATTTCCAGTTCCTCCTTCGTCTATATAAGAATTTGACCCATCATGATATATTTCTAAATCTTGAGAAGCACCTAATCGTATTTTCTCATTATCGCCTACATCAACGCCATCACTGGTAAGCACTCCTGTTACTTCAATTCCAGTGCTACTAGTTGAAAACTTGAGATTATTGTTATGCCTTAATTGTACTGCGCCATTTTTAATAAATTTAGCCATAACTGTCGATGGTGTATCAATTTGAACAAAATCACCATTTGTCCTCATAACGAGTTGACCCGTACCATTTTCTTTTATAACAGAATTAGCACCATCGTGATATATCTCTAAATCGCTACCAGTACCAAACACCGCCTTAACATCATCGCTAAATGTCAAGTTACCACTGGTCTTTGTATCTGCGACATCACTGCGTAAGAATGATGTACTGTCCACACTATCAAGAGTAGTTGCGTTTACATTGGTAAGGCTAGACCCGTTGCCATTTGTAAGTAGAACAGTGCCACTGGCATTGGGTAGTGTAATGGTGCGGTCTGCTGTGGGGTCAACTACGGTGAGGGTCGTTTCATGTGCATTGCCTGTTGCACCTTCAAATATAAGATTAACGCCCTCCATTAGTTGAATATCACGATTTAGAAATTGTGTGTTAGTATTTCCCCCAATTTGAATAATAGGAACTTCAGTTCCTGCCTTCATAACACGAAAGTTTATGCCTCCATCTTCGGTAGCATCTGTCACATCTCTGGAAGTTGCTTGTATTTGTGCATATACTATCTTTTCACCAGCACTGTTTTCACCACTAAAATCTATATTACCCATTTCATCAAAATCTGCTGGACTGGCACTATTGCGGTATAATTGTAGGGTTGGGTTTTCTGTAGACCCAGAATCATTACTTATTATCTGCACATCTTTGTAAAATTGAGACTCCCCATCTTGGTGGACTGTGTAAAGGTCTAAACTTCCAGCGGTTCTAACAAAAGTCTCAATAGCACCATCTTCTGTGGCATCTGTAACATCTCTTATTTTAGCTTGTATCTCACCATAAACAATCTTTTCACTAGCACTGTTCTCACCAGAATAAGTTATGTGTCCTATGATATCTTGGTCTGCTGGACTAGAACTATTGCGGAATAGGTCGATTGTAGGGTTTTCTGTAGCACCGCCATCTGTTGAGGTAAGCCTAAAGTCAGTTGTTATTGCTAACGTATTATCAGTTAAGGACATTCGTTCTGGAACAGTTGTGCCACTTGGTGTCCCTGTTCTAAATTTAATTTCACCAGTAGGATATAACTCTATGCCAGATGCGGTGCTGTTGCTATTAATACCCATTGAAGTGAAAGTGCCACCGTTGTTTCTGTAACCGTTAGAAAACAACGAAACAGCGAAAGAACCGTTTGAACCTAAATAACCATAAGGTGTGAAAAACGCAGAATTATCACCACTACCCCACCAATCAGAAAAGTTAGTATAGGTGCTTCCCTGCATTTGTATGTTGTCAGTGACGATAGCTGTGCCTGTGACTGTCGCACCAGTTGATGAGGTTTCTAGCTTCTTGCTGTTGTCGTGGTATAAATCCACAGAGCCGTTTACATTTGCAACAAGCATATTTTCTTGGTCATTATCAGCAGTAAGTTTGACTGCACCAAAAGTGTTTTGACCTATATTTGTATCACCAGTTGTTCCGTAAATCCTAGAGTTTGTGCCATCATGGAATATGCGTAGGTCGTTCCCTGCACCTACAGATATATTTTCATTATCTCCAACACTTATACCATCGGCTACTAACGTGCCTGTGATTGTCGCACCAGTGGATGTTGTCTCTAGCTTCTTGCTGTTATCGTGATATAGCTCTACTGCTCCATTGTTTATTCCTACGATACTATTCTCTGTAGTATTTGTTCTTAGGTATAAATTACTCCCTGTTGAATTGATTATTAAATGACCAGTGCCTGTTTCTGAAATATAGCTGTTTGAACCATCGTGATATATCTGCAAATCATTACCAGTACCAAAAATTGATTTGGCATTATCTGCAAACTCTAATGCATTTGCCGATTTGTCCCAAAGTACGTTATAACTTGCTCCTGTTAAAGAAACATCATCAGTAAAAGCAAAAGCACCATCATCTGTTTCATACACTTTTGTAACGCTATATTGTGTAAACCCTGTAGTTACAGAAGTCACTTCGCTATCTTCAGTAGTATTTACAGTAATATTATCTAAATCAGATTCATTACGAGCTATAATTTCTACGTCTGCATTAAGTCTACCGTAAATCTGTGCGTTTACTTCAATAACAAGTTTAAAAGAAGCTGTTGATGTTTCTTTAACCCACAATCTTGGTGTGAGATATTCTATTGTGCCAGTGATTGTAGATATGTATGAACCTGAGTAAGACAAATCAGGCAGAGTATTAGAACGTAATGCTACGTTTATATCTAATGTATGTACATTAGCCCCACTAGTAGCCATAATTCTACCAACAACAGAATAATTTTCTGAATTACCATCTGGTGTTATAGATAAAATTTCTTGAAACTCATTATCTACAAGATAATCACCACCACCAGTGTAATCTACCGATATTCTTTTTACGTGCGTATCGCCAAATCGATGAGCATTAGCCTCTAATGTCCCTGTTATGGTTACACCGCTTGATGTGGTTTCCAGCTTCTTGCTGTTATCGTGATATAATTCTACAGAGCCATCATTGTTAGCAATTATACTTTGCTCACCATACTTACCTTGTATTTTTACATCCCCTGATGTGTCAGCAATAACTAGTGAACCAGTTCCATTTACAATGTTTGAATTAGTGCCGTCATGCCAAATTTGTAAATCCGAACTACCACTATTGCCAAATCGCAATCGAGAATTATCAGCAAGTTCTATATTATCAGAGGCGTTTAAAAACACCGCTTTCTCTGCTGGCTGAGTGCAGAACAGTGTTTTTGTACCAGCACCCCAATCAACAGCGTTATCAGAGTTACTAGATTGTAGGATAGTAGTTCGGGCTAATGTAGTGCCAGAAGAGGTGTACGTGCCTATGCCGACTTCAAAATCAGAACCAAGAGTACAAGCATAATAGGTAGTGTTACCATTACCGATAGACCCGAAAGACTCAAAACCACTAACAGCACCAGCAAGAGTATACGTGCCAGTACCCGTTGTGGTGGAGGTTTCCTTGACCCTATCGGCAAGTACGAGAGCCACATTGTCACCTATGCAATACGAATGATTGCGTTACTTGCATCCGCTGTTGGAAACTGAATAGTAAAAGTACCTGATGTAGATGTTTTATCAGCACCAAAATCTAATACTGCAACAGCCCTATCTGCATTAGTGTCATTATAAATTAATGCACCACGAGCCGTAATTGTAGCATTAGAAAACGAAGCATCTCCAAAATCTGCTATAGCAGTTGTTCCATCTAAAGTAGGAGTAACTTCTGTTAAAGCAATTCCTCCTGATGTATATCCGTTTCCGTTTGCCACTTCAGCTATACCACTACTTGCATATGCAGTTGTTGACGCACCAATGTTAGTGGAACTAGTGTGTAAAGACATTTTAAAAGCATTACCACTACTTGCTGTAAAATTATGTAATCCTTGCAGTAATTCTTGTTTAAAAGAACTACACATTGCTTGAGTTGGGGCCATTATAATCTCCTTATTATTTCAGCCAAATCTTTGTGACCGTTATTAGCCAACACTTGAACGATAGTAGCACGTTCTTCCTTTCTTGCCAATGTAATGTAATGATACATAATTCTTGCCGCATTATCCTTAAAAGCTCTGGCTTGCGCTTGTATAGCAGGATGCGCTCTATCTGATATGGTTATTAGCTTATCAAGAGCTAATTCAGTCAACTGTTCTGTTGAATGACCACCTTGGTCAGAAGTCATTACATTTACATTTCCAACTGTTCCTGTTGATAAATCAAGCATATATATTCCTTATGTTTTTTGAACTCTGCGTAGACCTGTTCTATACGCATCTGTATTTTCAAAACCTTCCCCATAATTTTTTAACCGTATGATGGCCTCATTAAATCTATCCGTATACATTTGCAAAATATCTGCATCTCCCTTCATAAATACGTAAGATTCATATAAACTTCCATATAACAAAGCATCAGGTGCATTTGTACCTAACCAAGTTGTACCGTCTCCAGATGCTGTTATTGATACGGGTCTATAGTAATAATGTAGCTCAATAGAATAATTACTATTAGGAGTAGGACTAATAATAAAATTATTGATATCAAAGAGAGCATAGTATTTCGGTATGCCTGTAGTGTTTGGGTTTGGCGCATATTGTTGAACAAAATTTACATCCTTGAATAACAGAAAATCATGTTCATTTGAGTTAATGATAGATATTGCAATTGAACCTAAATAATCTGTTGGAACAGCAAGAAACTTATTTCCGTTAGTCAGCGTTCCTGTTACATTCTTTCTGAAGTAATCTAACTCAACAAGTTTTAAGATTCGCTCTTCCGCGTTTTTTATAAAGTTAGGTATATTTGTTGTGAACGTAGTTTCGTCATTCTCTGTGTAGTCTTTGATCGCTTGTGTTAGGGTTGTATTAGTGTAACTCATGGTGTATTCGCCTGACCGCCCATGCCGCTATGATTTGTACAATAGTAATATAAGGTTGGCGCACCAACAGCAACTGTAATTTGCGTATAGGCTCCTGAATTTCCTGGAGTCCCAGCCGTGGTGACTCCTGTTGTGTATTCGCTACCACCTCCGTGTGTTCCATTAGAAGTAGTAGAAAATCTTAATGGATGACCTGAATTAGAACTATGACTCTGGTCAAAACGATAGGTCGAACCTTCTGTCAAGGTTAATGCAGAACCTGTTTGATTAGACCCATCTAAGAAGTATTTATTACCTCCATCATTCACAACTGTAACAGCAAACAACTGATACACTGTAACTGAACCAAGAGAAGTAGCTCCAGAAACACCATTCTGGGCAACAAACCCAAGCTGGGCAGAGGCTGATACACCTGTAGGAGTTACAGTAACAGAAGAACTAGAGGTTTCTGAAGTAGATACTGTAACAGTTCCAACGCTAGTATTTAAAACAGTTAAATCATTTATAGAAGAAGGAATAATGTCTTTCCCTGTGGTAGAGAATACTATAAATGCAGTAGGTTCTTCTGGTTCGGGTCTTGCATCTTTTAAAGCTTGAGAATCCCCAACTTTTCTAAATGGCCCTAATTGTGGATGTTTTGGTTCAAATTCGTCTGGGCCAACTACAGACCCATTCCACTCTCTTCTCATATCTTTATAAGGATATCTAAATCCTGATCTATCAGAAATAAAATAAGCTTTTTTTCCTGATGCAAAGCTTGACATTAGTTTACTCTTAAATATTGATATTGTGGGGTAACACTAAAAGAGGAACGATCTCTATCTTCTATACTTGCTCTTTCAAACTCCTCTTCATATATGGCTTTTAAAGCTTGTATTCTATCGGGTGCTCTTTTAATAGAAAGATAATAAGCCAAGCCCGCAGCTAAACAGGGGTAAAACCTAAAAGGAACTTCAATAGTATTTTGCATAGTGTCAGCATCTTGGATTCTTGTTAAAGCGTTGTAAACTATGGTGTCTGAACTATTTTCAGGAGTGGGATATAATTTTAAAGAAGGTGTAATTTGTCTATCTAAGAAAAATTGACTTGGTCTTCCTTGTGTACTCTTTGTCGGAATGTTCAAATACTCGGCTCTACTCACACGCTCTAACGTAAAATCAACATCACTTCGTCTTACTACAACCGATAAAATATCAATTACATCTGCGCCTAAATTATAAGCATTAGTTCCTTGAGTCAACGAAAGTGTAAGTTGAGAGATAGTCCACTGATTTAAACCCCTATTTGCCCAATCTGCAAATAAAAGGTTAAGAGATCTTTTTGCACTTTTAAGGTCATACCCCGTTCTGACTTCTAAACCACAACGTTCAAAAGCCTCTTCGATGTAATCATCAACCGCTAATTCAAAATCAGTGGAACTCGATAAGGTCATTTATTTTTTCTTCTTTTTTGCCATTCGTTTTTTTGCTGCACCACCTCCGCGCATCATCATTGGTGGTTTTTTGCCATTAGCCATTCCACCTCCGCGCATCATTGTGGGAGCTTTTTTCATTCGTTTTTTTGCTGCACCCCCACCCATCATTTTTTTAACTTTTTTCATTACCATTTTTTAATCTCCTAAAAAGAGTTTTTCTGTTTTCGTAAAGTTTTGAGCCATTATAATAATTTTCTGCATAATTATAATACCCTTTTATTCTAAGTGTATTTGATGCTTCTTGCAACTTACTTAATCGTTGTAAGAAAATCATAGCATACGGAACGTCTATGGTCGAATCAAAGTCAGCCTCCTCTAATAGTTCATTATCGTCATCATCAGGATGAAAACCCATCAAAAACATATCTTTATTAATAAAAATACCGTCCGAAATAGCTTTGTTTAACAAATTTAAATACCGATCCATTTCATTTAAAGGAAGAAAACAAAAATCGATTAGAATAATGACATCTTTTGAATCGTCCCATTGTGAAATTAAAGAAAACAGATCTTGCCAATGGTTTTCATATTTAAAACAAAACCCTACCTTATCATCTAACCATGCTTTTTTAGCAAAAGGACATGGAGGCAAACCATTGAAATGTTCATTAGCAACCTCTAAAGCTGTTTTTGACCATGCTTGCGTTTCAGAAATTATTGATTGTTCTAGTTCAAAATTTGGTAACATAATTACCTCAAAACTGTACCACCGAACCTTTTGTTCTCTTTCGCCTGTTTGACATCACTTGTCCACAGCCTCTTGCAACGGCAGTACCCGACACTTTTTTACCTTTAAAAGGTCTTTTCACACGACCCCCATTGGCTAAATTTGTTACTTTTGACTCTTTGGTATTAGAGACAACAGTTTTTCCTTTAGAACCCTCACGCTTTTTCTTACGAGCGGTAGAAGCCCTTTCTGATTTACTGAGGCTGTTGGCTTTTGCTCTTGGGAGACATCTGTCTGGATTTTTTTTGTCCTTGGACGTCCCACACTTCCCTTTGATCGACCCATCTGTTCCTATCCTTACCCAATCTTGTTTAAGCCACTTTTTAAGTTCGCCCATTATTTTTTACCTTTTGCACCCTTTGCATAATTAGGGTCTTTGCAGTATTTTGAAGCAGCTAAATTTGCATATGCACTTGGGTATGTATCAAAAGTTCTTTTTGCCCAAGCTTTTCCAGCAGGGCAAATCTTTGAACCCTTACTTTTTTTTGAGGCTTTGCCACCTTTTCGCATATAAGTTACTTCTAATTTTGCAGGTTTTGGTCCTGTTCTAACTCTTGAAATTGAATGTCCCATATTTGCCCTCGTAATTGTCATAGAAGTTGTTCTAAACCCGCAGCTAATACTATCAATACCATAACAGCCCACATTCGGTTATCAAGATTTTTTAATTTTTCCTGAATATCCGCATATCTTCTGTTACACTCTTCTTCGTGTCTTTCAAGTTGTTTTAAAACATCCTCTGCTTTCATCAACACTTCCACCTTTTTCTTGCTTGTCTTAAACGACTATTTGGATCTTTAGCAGCTTTCGGAAATTTTTTCATTTGTCCTGCGGAACGAGCACAAAATGACTTCCTACGTTTAGCGTCTTTGCTACCTGGTTTTACTTTTCCTGTGACAGCCGTTTTTAATTTTGACCCAGGATTTGCTCTTCGATAAGCAGCCACTCCTGCTTTTGTCATTCCCGCCCCAGATTTAGTGGGACGGAAATTTTTCTTATTTCTTTTTGGCATCGTATCTGGTTTACGTTTTGCCATATCTAAACCTAATTAAAGAATACAGTTGCAGCCGTAATATTAGTCAACGCTGACACAAATATGTCCGATACCTTTATACCCTCTGCAGGAATATTAACAGAATGAGTATCAGAAGCGTTAAAGTCTAAATCAAGAACAGTTGCACCTCCACTCGCGTCTGTAATAGTTAATCGCGGTGTTCCAGAGGCTGTTTTAAGCTGTATTTGACGTATCCGTGCAGGACCAACTGCGAGCGAACCCGTGCCTGTAATCCTTTTGGATCTTACATCTGAGCCTGCCATTTTTGTCTCCTATTAAGCGGTTGGTGAATCAGAAGATATGCCAAAGAATTTTAAAGCAACAACTCCCCCTGCACCAGCTGTACCAGAGATTACAAGCTCAACCTCATCCGCTGTTTCGGTTGCTGCAGTAGTCGTTCCACCAGACATACCTAAAACACCATTACAGGGGAAAAATCCTTTAAAGCCCGTAGAATTAATTGCCACGCTTATTCCATCAACGAATCCATCAGTATCTGCATCAGTTCCTATATCGTTAATGTTAACAGCATTAGCTGCAGCACTAGTTACTGTAATAGCTACGCCCATTGGAATAAAATTTGATGGAATGCCTACTGATGATTCTTTATGATCAGTGCCAGAAGCCGCAATTGTAATAGAGGTGCTGTAGGTAGACATAGTCATCTCATTAGTAAGAGCACCTGTAGATGAGTTTTTAATAATTGTTTTGAAACCGTTTTCTGAACGGACGGGACCGCTGAAAGTTGAT